AGTATTTCAACATCACGAAAGTTATACTGTATAAATTTATGAATATCAGTTTTATATAGGTCATCTAAATTACCTTCATATTCAATTTTATTAATACCAGCATATTTTTCTCCAATAGCATCTAATCTCATTGAAGGTTCATCTGCCCAACTATATTTTTTATGTAAACGCATATAATCCAAAGATTCAACCCCACAAATTTGTACATATTGATCTTTAAACCAAGGTGTTTCTCTGACATAACCTATTGGAGATAAAAATCTAGCTAAATCTTCCCCTAAAACATTACAAATTCTATAATATAAATAAGGTATATCAAAATAATCACTATTCCATCCTACTAGAATATCAGGATCTATTTCTCTCATTTTTTCAAGCCATTTACTTAAAAGTTCTGACTCTGTAACACAAGGTATAATTTCTTTTGTTTTAAATTTTTGACGTTTTAACTCTCGTTTTTCGTCTAAAATTAAAATTCCCCATAAATCTAATTGTTTATCATACCAAGCAATTGAAGTAACTTTTTTAGGAGCAGATTTAATATATTCTTCTGTTAAAGCATCTCCCATTTCTGTCTCAATATCAAAAAATATTTCTCTATGAGTTAGAGAAGGTGTATCATTAGTTCCATATTTTTCTACTAAAAATTTCTGATAAGGGGTCATATCACCAAAATGAATTTTATTATCATCTGGTTTCCAATATGAGGTTTTCTTTAATGCTTCACCATTTAGACCTGTGTGGGTTGCTTCTCCTTCAGAACACTCTACATATGCTCTATTTTCCCATTCTACTTTTTCATAACCATTATCAGTCCAAAGATGAATTAAAAAATTATTACCTTTAAGACGTCTTGCAAAACACTTTTTATACATCTATTATTTTTAATCACCAAAAGGTGCGTTATCAAAATCTTCTTGAGTTGCAGATTTATCTTCTTTAAAGAATTGTTTTAAATCTGGTCTAAAATAATTAATAGATTTCATTACTTTTCTATCACGAGAACGATAAACAACATATCTATCACCTACCTTTTCATAATGACAGTCTTCACCTTGTTCTTTAGCACGAACATTTACTGTATCAGTTGCTTCTTCTTCTGTTGCACATGATTTTGACATGTTAGACGCCTGAACTTCTTGATATGCCTGCCAAATATGACCTTTTAAACCATGAAGCATAGTTCCATTCCCTAAAGAAACATAAGTAATATCACATAGAGCATCTAGTATTTCTACAATATCTCCCTTTTCACAAGCTTCTTTATATTCTTGTAATTCTTCCATAATAAAATCATAAACAAACATCCATTCTTTTTTAGAAGGGATTGTAGGTTTATAATTATTAGGCTTACCCATTGTTGCATTGAATTCTTCTACTTCGTTTACAAAAGGTACTGTCCAATATTTAGGTCCTAGAGGATTATTTTGTTTAATCTCAATAATTTCTAAATTATCTTCATTTTCTTTAAAATTAACTTTTTCTTTTGCCATTTCTTTTTATTTTAATATACGAATTTTCTTTAATTAATCCAAACTTAGTTCTATACCAAATTCTTTCATGTATGTAATATAATATAATTTTTGTTAAAACTTCAATTGAAGCTATTCCTGTACCTATTTTCCAAGAACCTGTTAGTAACCAACCAATTAATAATGTATCTGTGGATGCTATTATTCTCCAGGTAATAGTTTTTAATATATGTCTTTTTTTACTTACTAATGCCATACCCCATTTTTTCTCTTATTTTTGTAGCTGATATTTCACCTATTTCTTGAGGGGGTACATGTTCAATAATATCATAACCTACTCCTCTACCGTAATTTATAGATTCAATATCAGGTATAATTGATGTAACTACTTTACCATCTGCTATTAAATCTTTTAATTCACCTTCATGAACCATTTTTTCAATTTCTTGTGCAGTCCATGGATTTTTATCATCAGGTTTAACATCACGTATAGCTAACCATACATTTTTACCTTCTTTTAATCTTTCATTAATTAACCAAAGATGTCCCTTATGTAAAGGTTGCCATCTTCCTACAAACATTGAATATTTTTTTTCTGTACTAGAACTTTCTTTGTCTGCTTTTGCTTTAAATTCCTTCATCTCTTTTTAAATTTATTGCTATTGCTCTCTCTCCTGGCTTATTAGGATCCATATCATTTATAATATATCTTGGTCCTCGCTCAATCCCCATTATTAACTTATCATAAGGGACATTTGACAATTCTAATTCTTCAATTGTGTGTTCCCTTAATTCTTCAGGTCTAGCAGTTGTTAGTACTACCATATGACCTTCATCATACCATTCGTTTAATTGATCTACAGTTGCTTTTATTGGTTCTACTTCTGTAGTTGTATAAGTTTCAAATTTTCTATATTTAAAAATAGTTCCATCAATATCACAAAAGTATGTATTTTTCTTTGTTCTGTTAAAAGATATTTCTTCTAAACAATCTTCTATACTTCTATTTGTAGTATCTATACTTATAAAATTTTCAAGAGGTGGTTGATAATCTTTTGCAAAATAATTTTCTCTACCTCTAATTTCAGTAGTATGAACATATACTTCAGTAACTTTATTTGTTGATTTAAGTGATTCTCTCATTTCACGATAAGGAGCAACTACTGATACTACTACAGTAAATCCTTTATCGTCTAAAAATCTACATAAATCTAAAACTGATTGTATGTTTTTTATTCTACCTTTAGGAGTGTAATCAAAATTTTGAAATAAATCTCTTAAACCATCCCCATCTATATGAATGCAATTATCATTACATTCTTTTATCATTGCTTTTGCTAATGTTGTTTTTCCAGCTCCGGGTTGACCGGTAAACCAATATATCATAACTTATAATTTTATTATTTACGAAATATGAATTAAACTTGACCATGTTTCATGAGAAACTTCTCCACAAAACTTACTATTAGGGGCTAACATAACCGAAATAGCATCATGTGAGTGAAGTGATTCCTGATGAGAACAAATTATTCTAAAATCTTTAATTCTTTTATCTTCAATTAATTGTTCATATAATAATCTAGCAGCATCTTCAACAAATTTAAGATATGAACCATTTAACTCTGCAAACGCCATTTCATCTTCTCTTTTTACTACTACTTGAGTTTCTGTATTAAGAGCTCTATCACACATTTCTTGTAATTCTTCTATCCAAACCATTTTATCAAATTCAATAGATATTCTTGCTACTGATCTTTGTGAATGAGATACTGTTGCTTTATTTCTATATTTTCTAGCATATTCAGCTAATTCATAAGAACAAGGACAAGCAGACGAATAAACAAAATCAAAATGCATGTATTTTGTTAATTTACCTTGTTTATCTAAATTACCTTCTAAAGTAACATTATAATATTGATAACCTTCATTATCAGATCTTAAAGACTTTTTAATAATAGGATAAGAAAACTTAAGTGCAATTTTAGAATCAAATGATTTTAATTTAAATTGATAAGCTTCTAATACTGTTTCTAATTTGTTAATATTAAAGACATCATTTTTATATTCATAAAATGATCTCATAATACGAGACATATTAATACCTTTTTTATGTGCTTCTAAAGAAACAGTACCTGTAACTTTTGTTTCTAATTCTACTACTTTTTTATCTCTAGTAGCATATTTTAAAGGTAATCTAAAATTATGAATACCTACTTGTTGAATAGCAACAGGAGAACCTTGAATCAAAGATGAAGGACCATTTTGTAAGTCAGGAAATGTTTCAATATCATCCTTAGTAGGTTTATATTTAGAATCATAATCCCTATTTGGTTCATTATACTTAACCGAATGCTCATTTGCTTCTGGTTCTTTATATGAATCTACGTCACCTACCCATTCATATTTTTTTACAAATTCTTTTGTATTTTCTGTCATTTTTTTATTCTTTTATTTAATGTAATATACGATTTTTTATTAAAAATACCAACCTAAAGTTTATAATCTTGAATTGGTTTACTATCATCTCTTTCCCATGGATAAATTATCCACTCGTTTCCTATATGTCTATAAGCATGTATACTAGGTTCTATACATGATGTATGAGGTTTATAATGTAAAACCGCTGTAGGATAATCTTCCCATTTTTTTAATGTTTCACCACTATCTGCTATATCATCTACTATTAACACTTGCCATGATGCAAATAATTCAGGATTATTAATATAAGGTATCTTTAATGTATGAGATAACATTACTGCTGGTATTAAACCACCTCTAGATAATCCATGTATATGTTTAATTTCAGGTAAATCAGTATTAATGTAATGACATAAATCATCAACTAATTCTTCTATATCTTTCCATCCTACATAAATTTTATTCATTTTTAAATATCTTTTTTTTACCCCCTTCATATACGTAAGCATGACCTTCAGAAATTAGGGTTTTATTAATATTATATTGTTTTCCATCTTTATCTTCGATAAAAATTTCACCTAATACTCTTCCATATTTTCCTACACCGTGGGATTTTAATCGAAAATATCCTGATTTAGAACTTACTATTTCCAATAATTCTTTATTTCTAGCTTTAGCTGCTAAACCTAATTTTTTTTCATCTAAATCTCTGGTTCTTGATTCCCATGTATCAATTCCACTGTATCTAATTCTTTTTTTAATCCAAATATCGAAACCTACATCAATAAGAGCATCAATAGTGTCACCATCAACAACTCTTTCTAGTTTACCTCTGTAAATATATTTTTCCATTATAATTGTTTTTTTAAAATTTCTCTTAATTTATCTATTAATTCTAATACTTCATCTGGCTCCATTGTTACTGCACAACATACATTAACATTTTCTTCAATAGTATCCAATAACTCTATTGCTTTTTTAAACTCCTCTTTCTGTGTCATAAGCAATAATGTGATCTCTACCAGTCATATTATAACCATGTTCTGCTACCATTTCAAAAACTTTTACATACATGGGTATTAAAGTTTCTCTAGTATCACCTGCGGGCATAACATAAGTTTTATCTTTTGGTATACCTAATTCAACTCTATAATCTTCTATTTCTTTTAAATTTTTATCAGTACCATCCCATACAGGTTTATAATGATAATCAGTATGAAATGCAATCATTTTTTTAATTGCATCTGTATTCATTCTTTTTCTATTATGAATTTTTACGAATCTTTCGTCAACCACTTTCCCAGCAGGTGTAACAGCCCCAACAAC